GTATTTATTATTGTATTCTTATAAAAAACGACATACCTTATCGGTGGCGTGGGAGGTATAACGAAGATACTGATTTATCTTTACGAGTTCTAAAGGGTGGGCTATGTACGGTTATTATAAATCAATTCTTTTGTTGGAAGTGCCCTACTATGACCATGAAGGGGGGAAATACAGATGATCTTTATAAAGACGATGGCCGCTTACTTATGGCTCAGTCATTGCAACAGCAACACCCGGACGTAGTAAAGATCACTCGAAAATGGGGACGCTGGCAGCATAAGGTAGATTATCGTCCATTCAAAGCGAATAGACTTATCAAAAAGGAAGGTATTGTAATCCCGGACGGTGTGAATAATTATGGGATGGTGTTGGTAAAACATGAAGAAATACAAGGAAATAACAAGGAATGAGCGACGTAGGTTACGGGAAACCTCCGGAAAGCGGAAAGTTCAAGAAGGGCGATAAGCGGATCAACCGTAAAGGACGCCCGAAATCCTTTGATGCGCTCCGGGAACTCGCCAAACAAATCGCCAATGAGCCTACCGACGCCGGTTACACTCGCATTGAACTTATCATGCGCTCCTGGTCGTTGAGCAAAGACCCCCGGCTCCAGATTGCTTTCATGGAATATGCGTACGGGAAGGTTCCGAATATCCAGGAGTTGACCGGAAAAGATGGCGGCCCAATCGAGGTAAATGATACAAGAGACGCGATACTCCGCAAATTGGATAGCATCTCAGCCGCTACAGGTGCGGAAGAACTTTCTAAAAAGTCTGACGCCTAATGAAGCAGAGATACTCGCCCATGATTGGAAATTCTGGCAGCGGGATAAGCAAAGATTACCCGTTGAAGATTTCTTTATCTGGGTTATTCTTGCTGGGCGTGGTTTTGGAAAGACGCGCACCGGAGCAGAGACGGTCAGATTATGGGTGCAGAATAATGCCTATGTCAATCTTATTGGAGCAACCGCTGACGACGCGAGGGATATTATGATCGAGGGAGAATCTGGTATCCTTGCGATATGTCCACAATATGAACGCCCGGCTTACGTTGCGAGCAAGCGCCGCCTGGAATGGCCGAATGGTGCGATAAGCCTCATCTTTACGGCGGATGAGCCGGAGCGATTGCGCGGTAAACAGCACTTCAAATTATGGGCAGATGAGCTTGGATCATGGCGTTACCCTGAGTCCTGGGAGCAGGCTATGCTAGGATTACGTTTAGGGACCAAACCCCAGGGGATTGTAACGACGACCCCGAAGCCAACAGAACTTATTTTATCCCTGGTAAATGACGGGCGCAATATCATCACGACCGGCACAACTTACGAGAATAGAGCTAACCTGGCGCCTGGCTTCTTCGATTACGTTATCTCGAAGTATGAAGGAACCCGTCTGGGCCGCCAGGAATTGAACGCTGAACTTCTCACGGATAACCCAGGGGCGTTATGGAAGCGTGATTACATTGACCGGGACAGGGTTGTAAATCATCCTGATTTATCACGTATTGTGGTTGGTGTCGATCCAACAGCTACGACTGGAGGCGACGAGGCCGGGATTGTGACTTGTGGAAAATCAGGAAATCATTACTACACACTCGCCGATGATAGCACACACGGGAGCCCAGAAACGTGGGCTCAGGCCGCAATAACTGCATTTCACAGATATAAAGCCGATTGCATTGTGGCTGAGAAAAACAACGGTGGCGAGATGGTTCTGTCTGTCATAAAACAGGCCGTGATAAATTCCAAAGTGAAAGATAGGACGATAGGAAATGTACCGGTAAAATTAGTGTGGGCTTCGCGGGGAAAAGAAACACGCGCCGAGCCGATCAGTGCAATATCAGAGCAAGGCCGGGATCATCACGTTGGAATGTTTCCGCAATTAGAGGATGAGCTTTGCATGTGGACGCCTGGAGATAGGTCTCCAAACCGCCTTGACGCCAAAGTATGGGCTATGACAGAACTCACAGCCGGCGGAGTTTCCATCGGCGGCAAAGCCAAAGTGAGTAATTATATTCAGTAGGAGCAAATTAATGACAACTGCAATTGAATTGGCTTATCAAAGCCTGGACGAGGACGAACGCGATGAAGTTAACGATCTTTCGAATGAACTCATCGCAGGTTTTCGAAAGAACGCTGATCGCCACGGCAGATTAAATCACAGTTTCGGGCCGGTGAGAGCTCGTGAACTTCTTGCGAAGATGGCTGTGTTTCTGGAACACAAACAATCCATGCGCAAGGTTATTTACGAGGAGGTACAAAAATGACAATCGACAATTCTGGCCTGGTGGCTGATGCTCTGTTGCGCACAGATCCGGCGCTTTACAAATCAATCGATGGGGCCAATAGTTGGAAGACTGCCGTCTGCACCCGTGGCGCCCGCGTTGCGAAATATCGCCGGTACGAGGAAGGTGATCACGACGCAAATATTACAACCCAAATGCGCAATATGCTGCGCCTGAGGGAAGACTCGAGCGACCTGGACGAGTTCAGTATCAATTACATGGCGATCATCATCGACAAGATGGCGAGCCGCCTGAAGGTGTCCGAGGTTACAACAGATGATGAAGTTCAGGATGAGTATATCTCCCATCTGCTTGAGTTGAATGATTGGGATGCGCTCCAAGGCGTGTATTACCGCGGCGCTATCCGAGACGGCGATAGTTACGCCATGGTGGACCCGCTCACGCTGAAATGGACAACGGAGCCGGCCTACGACGGGTTCTCCGGAATCGTTGCGATCTTCCAGAAGTCGAGCAACTATCCGGTTTGGGCTTGCAAGTTGTGGTCAGAGGCAGATAATGCCGACATTTCAGAGGATGACGTATCGTATTCAACCACGATGAAGATCAAGGTCTATCAGCGATACAAGATTACTAATTTCCAGGGCGGGGTGGGCGGCCAGTCCGTCGAACCACTGAATGGAGTTGAGACAGATCAAGGTGTGGATATCACAACAAATGTTCAGGCTTTTGCTTTGGAAATCGTCCCGGTGATCCATTTCTCGAACCTTGTCGATAACTATACCCAGTATGGCAAGAGCGAATTGAGAAAGGCAATCCCCATCCAGAATGTACTCAACCGAACGCTTTACAGTATGGTCATGGCGTCTGAGTTTGCGGCGTTCAAAGTTGCCTGGTCTATTGGCCTTGAATTGGATAAGAGCGGAATTATGCCAGGGGATGTGCTGAATCTAGTTCTGGTAGATTCAACCGGTAAGGTAATCATTCCGTCAACTCTAGAAGAAATAGAATTCCTCAAAGCCGTCCGGGTTGGCGAATTCGACGCAACGGATATTTCGCAGTACACCAACCAACTTGCCGAAATCGTCAAGCACATCTCACAGGTGACGCAAACGCCCATCTACGGCGTGACGGCAGAAGGGAACCTGAGTGGCGAGGCGTTGAAGCAGTTGGAGATCGGCCTTATCGGTAAAATCAAGCGTTTTCAGAATGAGAATACTGCCGCCGTGCGCCAGCTTATCGAACTTACTGCCATGATCCAGAAAGCGTATGATACAGGAGAAGGACAGCCGCCAGAATTGGAAGGCATCTCAGTCAACTGGCAATCTCCTGAAATTCTTGATACAAGCGCAGCGGTTACGAGTATTGTAACAGTCAGGGAAAAAGCACCTGGACTTTTCTCTGATGATTTTTTTAGGCAGAGATTAGGGGCAGCATGGAATATGACGCAATCTCAAATTTCAGCAGAAGGAAAATCAGCGGATGAAAATAATTCAATTTCATTCAATAAAATCACTGGAGCCGGAGGGGAAGTTCCTCTGGTATGATATAATATAAATAGCCCGCAACGTGGAAGCGTTCGGGCTTTGACCAAAGCATGGAGGTGCTTCGATATGATTATCATAAGCGGTATATACGAAATAGTCAATAAGGAAAATGGAAAGAAATATATTGGATCATCTTCTAATTTAAAGAAAAGGAAAAGCGATCACTTTAGTTTATTAAGAAGAAAAAAACATAAAAATCCTCATTTACAGCATTCATGGAATAAATACGGAGAGGATTGTTTTGATTTTATAATATTAGAAATTTGCGCAGGAGATAAGAAAACTTTAGAAAACAGAGAGCAATATTATTTAGATATGCTAAATCCTGAATTTAATATTTGTGTTACCGCCGGGAATCAAACTGGAATGAAACGTTCTAAAGAGTCCAGGAATAAAATGTCAAAATCTCATATTGGAATTTCTGTGAATAAGGGGAGAAAGCATACACTGGAGTCTAGGAAAAATATGTCATTAGCTCATAAAGGACATATAAATAGCCCAGAGGCTAGAATGAAAATATCTATAGCTAATACAGGAAAAAAAGGAGTAATTCATACTCAAGAAACAAAAGACAGATTAGCAGAAACATCACATGAATATTGGGAAAGAGTAAAAAGAAATGAAATAGAAAGAGACACAAATACAGTAGGCGCTGTTGGAAATAAAATATGGCTAGGAAGAAAACATAACCAAGAAGCCAAAGATAAAGTTTCTGCTGCTAGAAAAGCATACTGGGCAAAAAAGAAGCAAGCGACCAACAGCCAGGCGCAGGAATTCGGAAACATCACCGGCGCAGCGGGTGGGGTTCCGGTAGTATGATAGACAAGATAAAGATCGGCGGGATCATTTACAACGTTGAGAATGTCGAGAGATTGCAAGGAAGCGAACTTGAAGCACTTAACGGGAAGATTTGCTTTGCGAAATCTACTATCACATTGAA